TATGGTACCCCCCGTTTTATTTCCGCGACATCTGGCACTACCGCCGCATCGGGGCGCAAATGGAATTGCTGTTTCCACCGGTCGATACGCAAGATCAGCAAGTTACACGCAAGTTAGGAAAACAAGATGCACCAACGGTTTCTGCTTCTCCTGCACCTGCGACCGGTTCATCACAGCAAGTTACCAAGCCGGCAGCGCCGCCCACCTTGCCCCTGCGGGAAACAAAAGCCGGACAACTCACATTGTTCTGACAGAAAGGAGAATCACCCTGACGCATGAAAAGATGGACAAATGAAGAACGGCAGTACCTCGCGGAACAATGGGGCATTCTGTCGATCCCAGCGATAGCCAGGAATCTGAATCGCTCCGTCGATGCTGTCAATGTGCAAAAGCAGAGGATGGGGCTCGGACCGGCTCTGCTCGGCAGCGATTACATAGCCCTAAATCAGCTTCTAATCGCCGTTTGCGGCACCAATGCAGGCGGCAGCTACAAGATGAAAAGCTGGGTTGAGAACCGTGGATTTCCGATTCACACAAAGCGTGTCAATCAGAACAGCTTCCGTGTCGTCCACCTCGATGAGTTCTGGAAGTGGGCAGAGCAGCACCGTTCGTTCATTGACTTTTCCAAGATGGAGCCGTTGGCGCTTGGCGAAGAACCTGCATGGGTAGCAGAACAGCGCAAGAAAGATTTTCAGGCGTTCGCGCTCCAACGAAAAGACCCGTGGACGCCTGACGAGGACGCACGGCTGAAAATGCTGCTCCAGCAGCACCGATACGGCTATGCCGAGCTTTCTGATATGCTGCGTCGCTCGGCCGGCGCGATCCAGCGCCGATGCAACGACCTCGGGCTGAAAGAGCGACCGGTCAAAGCCGACAATCATGGTTCATCCGCGGCTTGGACACAGACCGACTTCGATGTGCTGGCAGACGGAATCCGAAAAGGCGACAGCTACACCGCCATTGGCAAGGCACTCGGCAAATCCGAAAAAGCCGTGCGTGGGAAAGTTTATTTCGTCTATCTGACCGAGAATCAGGACAAAGTACGCGCCATGCTCAAAGATCAGCCTTGGGGTTATGGCGCGCCAGACCCGACCGTAAAGCAGGCGGTACACCTGTCCAGAACGCGAACAGAAACCGTGCAAACACTTGAAATGCTCTGCTCAGTGCTCCGCAAGCGCATCAACGACATTGACGATAATCCATACTGGCAGCGGCTGTTATGCGTAAGCTGGGATGAAATCAAAGGGTGTGACCGCTGTGAAAACTGCGACGAATGCACTGAGTTCCGCAGAATCCCGCCGCAGCACTGCGCTCGCTGCGGTCGTTCTTTCATCGAGCGCAAAGAAAATACATTCTGCCCAACCTGCCGGCTGGCGCGGAAGAAAAAAGCGCAGCAGCATTGGTGCCGCGTAAACGGAGCGCAAACGCGCCCCTGAACTGAAAGGAGATTCACAAATGCCTCAAATCGTAAATATCGCAATCGACCGTCTTTTCCCACACTCCGACAATCCGCGCAAGGATCTCGGTGATCTGTCGGAGCTTGCCGCAAGCATCAAGGCCAGCGGCGTTCTGCAGAACCTGACGGTCGTTCCGGATGAACCGGACAACCCCGATACGGACTACACCATCATCATCGGTCATCGTCGTTACGCTGCCGCGAAGATCGCTGGTCTGACCGAATTGCCCTGCATTGTGGTCGAAATGTCTGAGCGGGAGCAGCTTCAGACCATGCTCGTTGAAAATATGCAGCGCAGCGATCTGACCGTCTATGAGCAGGCGCAGGGCTTCCAGATGATGCTCAACATGGGCGATTCCGTAGCTGAAATCGCCGAAAAATCCGGCTTCTCTCAGACCACCATTCGCCGCCGTGTAAAACTGCTTGACCTCGACCGGCAGAAATTCCAGAAAGCTGAATCCCGCGGTGCGACGCTCAACGATTATCTGGAGCTTGACAAGCTGGACAGTCCCGAAGACAAGAACAAGGCCCTTGACGCCATCGGCACAGCGAATTTCAACAGCGTTCTGAAAAGTCTGATTTCCGAGCAGGAAATCCGAAAGAAATTTGCTGAATGGACTGAAATTGCAGACAAGTTTGCATATCAGATTGAAAGAACCGGCGAGTTCAACGGCCAAAACGTCGGTATGGTCTATTGCGACGGGTATCACCGCTGGGATTTGAAAAGAGAAATGACCGTGCCGGAGGATGCTAACGACGTTCGTTACTTCTACAGGACAGATTCGTCCGGAATTACGCTCTACAAGGAGCGCCAGCAATCGCAGCAGCCAGACCCCGAAGCCGAAGCCCGCGAGGAACGGCGCCGCAGAGACGAACAGGCCGAAAATGAATTTGCGGAAGTCGCGGAGGCCCATTTTGAACTGCGCAAGGATTTCATCAAAGAGCTTCCGAACAGCGTATTCAAACAGCACATGAAGGAAATCGCCTTGTTCTGCGTGGCAACGACAGAGTCAATCGACGGTGGCTACTGCAATTCCATCAACCCTCGGCTCTGTGCCCAGCTCCTTGGCATGAGACTTTCGCCAGACGATGAAAACGAAGATTTCTGCGATATGGGCTTTGTCCGCAGCGCGGCGGAAGCCCAGCCGGAAAAGCTGATTTTCTGCTGCTGCTATTCTGCCCTCGATGACGAGGACATGAGCTACTACCGGCGCGTGTGGAACATGAACCACTACGAATATGAGCTTTGCGAAAATTCGGACTTGGATCACATCTATGAAATCCTCGAAACGCTCGGCTATGAGAAGTCGGACGATGAAGAAGAAATGGCAGAAGGTACGCACCGGCTCTTTACTATATACGGTGCTGCGGAGGATTCCGACGATGACCGCGAGGAAACAGAATGAGTATGGAGGGAATAAAGATGTCATCTTGTAAAGCGTGCATGGCGGCTATCGTCTGGATTAAGACACCAGCCGGGAAATCCATCCCCTGTGATGCCACCCCGCGCTACTACATCGAAAAGCCGCGCGTCGGCAGTAAGAAAATTGTCACTTGGAACGGGCAAGTGCTTTCGTGCGAATACACGGAAGACCCAGCCAAAGCAACCGGTGTGGGCTATGTGCCGCATTGGGCAGCCTGCCCCTACGCCGATCGTTTCAGAACAGGAGGACGCAAATGAAAGAAATGGTATATAGCAGCGACCCTAATGCGGATCGTGAGATTCTGGACGAAGGGTATGTCCACGGGTATCATTACTGCATTGTTTCTCTCGGTTCTCACCCGTGCGCCTATGTTGAAATTCCCAAAGACCACCCGTGCTACGGGCTTAACTATGAGAAAATCAAGGTTAGCTGCCACGGCGGCTTGACGTATTCCGAGAAAGGCATCGGTCCTCTGTTTCCGGATGCGTTCTGGATTGGCTGGGACTATATGCACTTCGGTGATCGTATCGAGCTGCTGAGCTACGGTGCCCGAGGAAAGACATGGACAACGCGCGAGATACTGACAGAAGTTGAAAACGTGGTGTATCAGCTCTCAGGGATTGGAGGAAAAGCCGGTCTGTTTTCCATTGAGGAAGCAGCGGCAGCGATGGAGGTAAACGATGTCTAAGCCGAAGAAACTCGGAATGCCATCCAGCTACACCTCAAATGCAAGGGTGGACTTTCTGCGCCGTCCAAAGGCAGCCGAGCGTCGGAAATGGGCAGTAGCGAGTGATGATCGTCTGGCTCGCATGGAGCAGAAGCGGATGGCGCGCGAAAAGGAGGAAACAACCCATGACACGGAAACGTGCTGTTAAGTTGCTGATGGCCCGCGGATATAGCCGCAACCGGGCAAACAGGATTATGCAGAGCAAGGCGCCAGGTGACAGCAATCTCCAGGCATACAGAACATATCTTCGCTGCGATAGTGTCTGCGATACCATTGCTCAACTCTCACGTCGTTTTTTCAAATGTCTTGTTTCCGCAAACGCTCTCACCGAAGCCCTGCTCTTTATGGGTGAGGCGTTGGCTGGGAGGTGACGGCATGAAGCGAAAAAGAGCTTTAAAAATACTGATGGGCGCTGGCATGAGCAGAAACGATGCCTGCCGGTTTATCCAAGAACCTTTTGCGGTCGAGAACGATGCCAAAGTTTTCGTTGGTCTATACAGGATGGCGGTCAGGAAATCTCACGTGCATATCATGGCCGATGGCGACAAAACGTTCATTCGTTTCATTCCGAAGAACAAGCAGCCACGTTGCTACTTCAACACGCACCTCGAATGCCCCGCAGACCGCGTTTGCGCGATTTGCCGAAATGATGTTTTCTATGTTCAAAGCGTGGAGTGAAGAAGTATGACGACTGCAATCAGCAGACTACTGCTTGGTGACGCGCTGGAACAGCTGCGAACATTGCCATCCGAAAGCGTCCATACCTGCGTTACCTCTCCGCCGTATTATAATTTGCGAGATTACGGCATAGCAGGTCAGATTGGAAGAGAGACAAGCGTAGAAGAGTACCTGCAAAAATTGGTCCGTGTTTTCCGCGAGGTTCGGCGGGTCTTGCGGGAAGACGGAACCCTATGGGTGAACATGGGTGACAGTTACGCTACCAGATCGGGCAAGCAGCCGCCGACGAACACCCGTAATTCTTACGGGCACACGGAAAAACGCACACCGCAAGGTTACAAATACAAGGATTTGATCGGCGTTCCGTGGCAGTTGGCTTTTGCGCTCCGGGAAGACGGGTGGTATTTGCGGCAGGACATCGTCTGGTATAAAACAAATGCCATGCCAGAGAGTGTAAAAGACCGCTGCACAAAAAGCCATGAGTACATTTTTCTGCTGTCGAAGTCAGAGCGCTATTATTTCAACGCGGCAGCAATCAGAGAGCCGGTTACATCGATCAAGGGAAACGCCAGAACGTTCCGCGGCGGTGGCGCCTACGTGGGCGGTCAATGCTATAGCAACAGCGCCTGCGTGGAACGCAAGAGCCATGGAAACTGTGAGAATCAAGCGGGCTATAGGAACAAGCGTGACGTGTGGCCCGTCAGCACAACCGGATTTCGCGGTGCGCACTTTGCCGTATTTCCTGAGAGGCTGATTGAGCCTTGCGTTGTGGCGGGCTGTCCAGAAAGCGGCATCGTTCTCGACCCCTTTATGGGGTCTGGTACAACCGGCGTTGTGGCAAAACGGCTGGGGCGGGAGTTCATCGGGATTGACTTGAACTCCGAGTATGTAGAGATTTCAGCCAATAGGATAAAGATGGAGGGAACAAATTATGCCGAGAACCGATGAATTGACCTGCCGGTTTTGCGGTGCGGACAGCCGCTGCAAGGTCGAGGAAGTATATCTGCGTCCAAGAACACCGCCCATGTTTTGCGTCAGGTGTTATAATTGCGGTAGAGCGGGCAAGCCGAAAGGCACGAAGAAGACCGCGATCCGTGCGTGGAAGAAGACGAAATAACGATGGAAAGGGGCGGCGCACATGACTCTGGCACAGTTGAATGAGCATCTGGACGCGGTTCAGCAACTTGCAAGGACCGAGGAGACGCTTAAAAACCTTTGGGATGCTGCCGTCCCGGGTGCGCAGAAATTGACCGGAATGCCCCACGCAAGCGGCGTCAGAGACAAGGTTGGTGACTTTGCCGTAGAGATCGCAGACTTGGAATCTGAGATCGAGCGCGAAAAAGCCGTAATCGCGGAAAGTGAAGAACGCATCGCTGCTTGGATTTCCACCATCGAAGACGGAACGACCCGCATTATCTTCCGTCTCCGCTTCATTCGCGCAATGCAGTGGAAAGAAATTGCCGGGATTGTTGGCAAGTACAGCACCGAGTCCAGCGTGAAGCACGCCGTATATCGCTGCCTGTCTGAACCGGCCCACGATTGATTGCGGATATACGCCATGGTATCTATTTGCACGTAATTGTACGTAATTGCACGCAATTAAATTTTGTCGCACGGCGTGGTGCTTTCATGTCCGCAGACAATATGCTAGTATTAGACTCGTAAAATTCCAAATCAAGCCGGGCGGCGCTCCTGATCGGGGGCGCTGCTCATTTTATTCGGAAGGAGGACTTGCCTCCACGATGCTCCTTGCGTGGAGGATGGCTCGAACCTGCGGCGTATCGCCAACGCTGCCGGCTGCGGGTACATCGAAAAAAGGAGGAAACCCTATGTTGCTCACATGAGCGGCGCGGGGTCAGCAGCAATGATCTACTTGCAAAACAACGTATTCCATGAAGCATTGGAGCGGCTGCGGATGATCTTCGACGGCCACGACGATGTGATCGTCAGCATGTCCGGCGGCAAGGACAGTACAGTTCTTTTCCGCATGGCGCTTATGGTTGCGCAGGAGCGCGGGCGTCTGCCGCTCAAGGTATTCTGGCTCGATCAGGAAGCTGAGTGGCAAGCGACGGTGGACTATATGCAGCACATCATGGAGCTGCCGGAAGTCACGCCGTACTGGTATCAGATCCCCTTTGAATTCACAAACACGCTCTCCCCGGAGAAGAATTTCATCAGTGTTTGGAATCCGGAGGACAAAGCGATCTGGATTCACCCGCAGCACCCGCTCTCCATCAAGGAAAACCCCAGCAGCGAAAAACGATTCCATGAGCTTGTCAACGTCCTCCCGCCCTACTGCACCGATTCTGAGAATTGTGCCGTGCTGGTGGGTATGCGCATGACGGAAAGCCTGAACCGGCGCGTTGCTATCACGCAGCATGAAGCCCGATACAAAGGCGTGACGTGGTGCAAGAAGAAAGTTGGCAGGTGTCAGGTGTTCTGGCCGATCTACGATTTCACCAACGATGACATCTGGACAGCCATTGCCAAGAATCACTGGGCGTACAATCGCGTCTACGATCTGCAATACCAGTGGGGCTTGGCCAAGGAGGCCATGCGCGTCTCAGCGCTCATCCATGAAACCGCCTGGCACTCAATCGAAATGCTGCAGGAGTTTGAACCGGACACCTACAACAAATTCATCCGCCGCGTATCTGGCGTCGGTACATTCGCCCATACCTTCGACAGCGGCGACATCATCCCGCGCCAGCTCCCCTTTGCGTTCCGTTCGTGGCAGGAATACCGCGACTATCTGCTTGTCAATATCGTAAAGCCGGAATACCATGAGCTATTCCGTAACCGCTGGAAGAATCAAACCGGCGACGAATGGTATCGCGTCCATGTCAAAGAGATCGTCCTGAACGATATTGACGGCACGAACAACGCAAATGCCCGCTCCCGCTTCCGTATCCGGGAAAAGGCGCCTACCTACCGCAAACGCGACGCCGCGCAGTTTGAGCAATATATGGGCAGCAAGAAATGATTTCAGATCAGCCCATTCATCAGGTCGAGTGGATACCCATTGAAAAGGTCCACGCAAACGACTATAACCCCAACAGCGTAGCCACACAGGAAATGAAACTCCTGTACCGCTCTGTCAAAGCGGATGGCTACACGCAGCCTGTCGTTACCATCTACGACGAAAAGAAAGACCGCTATGTGATCGTTGACGGCTTCCACCGTTACAGCATCATGCGTAGATTCAAGGACATCTACGCATCGTGCGAGGGGAAGCTGCCATGCGTCGTACTCCACGGCAAGACCATGAATGACCTCATGGCTTCGACGGTCCGGCACAACCGCGCCAGAGGTAAGCACTCCATCAACGGTATGTCCAATATCGTCATGGAAATGCTGATGAATGGCGCGACCGATCTTCAGGTCTGCAACGAGCTTGGCTTAGAACCAGAAGAGCTGGTGCGCCTCAAGCACATCACCGGCTATGCGAAGCTCTACGAAAACAATTCATTCACACGCGCTGCAATCTCTGA